CTTGAGATCGCTAGGCAGATCGAGTTGGAACAAAACTCAATTTGGTGTGACGAGGGGTGTGTTTTCTCAATCGAAAAGGCTGCCGATCACGCAGGAATGCGGCCGCTTGAGGCTATGTCTCTTCTTAAAGAGGCTGCTGACCGCGGCATAATGACGAATGGCTGGTTCTTGTTGTTGAGATGCCAAATTGACGCACTGGACTTTGAAAAGGAAAGCGACCTATGAGAATCCGCACAATTAAACCGGAGTTCTTCCACCACGAGGGACTGTTTGAGGCCGAGGCAGAAACCAAGCTGCCGCTTCGTGTGGCCTTCGCTGGACTGTGGTGCATTGCTGACCGGGAAGGCCGTTTCAAGTGGGAGCCCCGACGCATTGGGGTGCAGGTGCTGCCATACGATGGCGTCGACTTTTCACGCGTGCTCGACGCGTTGGCCACGCGTGCTTTCGTTCTCAAGTATCGCGTGGATGACGCGTGCTTTGGATGGATTCCGAGCTTCCTAAAGCACCAGGTGATCAACAACCGGGAATCGCAGTCGATTCTGCCGGATCCAGAGGGAAACATTGAGAAAACGCCAATAAACACCGAGGAAATTGACGCGTGCCCCACGCGTGCCCCACGCGACGACCACGCGGGTCAAGGGGAAGGGAAGGGAATGGAAGGGAATGGAAAGGAAGGAGTTTCGCAAAAAGCCTTGAGTCCTGACCTCGAAGCCTTCCGTCTACGAGTCGGTGCTTTGATCAATCGTCGACCAACAACCCAGTGGAGCACCAAAGAGATCAAGGCCTTGAAAGAGATCTTCGAATTTAACACTCCGGAGGAAGACTTGGTTGCCCTAGAGGCACGCTACCAGTCAGACGACAAATACCTTCGACGTGAGCTGATGACCCTGTTGAACAACTGGAACGGTGAGATCGACAAGGCTAGGAGCCCATTGGCTTCTGGCTCCAATCAATCGCAGGCAGGTTCTAACCAAAACATTGCAGACTGGCTATGAACGACCCCTACCATGCCCAGGACGACGAGTTCGGCCTCATCGGCGCCTGCCTGTCCGGTGGCTCCGATGTCTGTCACGAGGTGTTCGCCAAGATCCCCACCGATGCTTTCCAGGACAGCGATCTGTACCATGTGTTCGAGATTGCCAAAGGCCTCGTTGCCAAGAGCGATCCGGTCAACATGGCCACCGTGGTCAAAGAGTGGAAGCGCTCCATGGGCCAGACTCCGGTGCCTTTCGAGGCTCTAAACAAGTGCGACGAGATGTGTCCGAGCCCAGCGAACTACCCGGCATTCGCTCAGGCCGTCCTAGAGGCCTACCACAGACGCCATCTCAGAACCGCTGGAGACCGTCTCATACGTGAATCCGCTGTCTCCACCCTATCCGTCGATCAAATCGTCTCTAATGCCGAAGCAGGGCTCACCGTTGAGGCATCCAAGGAGGAAGTCCAATCATCCAAGTCGGTTGTCAGCCGGTTCATTGACTCGACTCAGGAACGATTCTCAAGGCAGGGCCAGCTCTCCGGGATCACCTCGGGCTTCCACAGGCTCGACCAGATGACCGACGGCTTCCAGTTCGGTGAGCTGGCCATCATTGCGGCCAGGCCAAGCATCGGTAAGACAGCCATTGCTATTGCCATTGCCAAGGCAGCCGGCATAGACGCCAGGATACCAACGCTGTTCATCAGCCTGGAGATGTCCGATGAGTCCATTGTGCGCCGTATGGTCTCGGCTATTGGCAGCATACCGATGCAGGACATCAAGACCGGCCAGCTCGACCAGGGAGGAATGAAGGCTATGTCCAGTGCCTCGGCCAAGATCGCAGGCAGCCCCATCCATTTTGTGTCTGGTTCATCTGTATCAAATATCGCAACCATCACCGCGGTAATCCGCCGTGCTGTTCGCAAATGGGGTGTGAAGCTGGTGCTGGTCGACTACCTCCAAAAGATCCATGGCAGTAAGTCGGCAGAGAAGAAAACGTATGAGATCGCAGAAGTCTCTGGTAGACTCAAAGGCGTGGCCTCCGATACGAAGACAGCCGTGGTTGCCTTAGCCCAGCTCAATCGAGAGAACGAAAAGGACAAAGGCCGAGTGCCTCGACTCACCGACCTGGCCGACTCTGGGCAGATCGAGAGGGACGCCGACCTTGTCCTATTGCTCAACAGGGAACGCAACCAACCACAAGGTGAGGCCGTGATTGCAATAGCCAAACAACGAGACGGTGAGTGCGGCCTAGTGCCTCTGTGGTACGAAGGCCAATACTGCCGCTTCACCGACCCATCGCCATCCTTCTGAATGAAAACCAAGTACGACCTGGACAGGACCAAGCTGCTGCACGACGGCCCCAAGCTGGTGCAATGGGCCATTAGCCAGGGCCTGATGTCCTACCCGCTGAACCAGAAGTTCCTGGCAGACGGTTCGCCCGACCCTAACATCGAGTCGACCGAGTACGTTCATCCGGACAAGTACACACCCCAGTTCTGCCTGCGTGCCCATGGACTCCGGGAGCTCGGGATGACACTCGATGATCTAGCAAAAGCAATGGGAGTATCACGCGGATCAATCACATACATATTGGCAAAGGGTCACGAAGCCTTCCTTGAGTCAGAACGAATCAAACACAACTCTAAATCAGAATGAACAACCCAACAGCAGCAATTGATATGAAGGATCCATTCATCTACGCGCAACAGGCAAAGGCCGTAGTGCACGAGCCAACCACTGCAGGCACAAGGCCCTCAATCCATGTCAGCCTCTATGCTTACGGCGGTATCAGCGCAGCCTGCCTGATGTCCTGGGTAGGACTCACAGCCACCTTCGCCACCTCGGATAGACAGACAGACCTCCGCACAATCCGGGAGGATGCCCTGATCAGCCGCAGCCGTTGCCGCGCAACCAAGTGGTTTCTCGATTCAGGCAAGGACGTTTGGATTCAGATCGACCACGATATCGAGTTCGACCCCGCGGACATCATCCGCATGGCAGAGCTCGCCCACGAGAAACAGGTAACGGTGTGCATCCCCTATCCCTGCCGCACCCTTCCACTGAGACCAGCCCTCCGAATCGACACCGAGCACGTCAAAGCCCTCCGGATGCAAACCTCGGATGCCGAGTGTGCTGCAGAGCTAGTGCCGATCCGGATGTTCGCATCAGGATGCCTCGCAATCCCTCGACGTTGCCTTATGAGCGCACTTGATGGGCTCGGAGGGTCAGAGGTGCCGAAGCCCTATCAGATCGACTGGTGCAAGGATGTGAAAGTCGACCAGTTCCCAACGCTGTGGATGCCGTTCGCCATGGATAGCACGCCAGGTGACTACGAATACCTCTCGGAGGACTATGCTGCAGCCGTAAGGTTGAGCCTGTTCGATGTGAAGCACTACGCCATGCACCCCAAGAAACATCTCAACCACTGGGGCGAATACCCCTACGGGTTCAAGCCTTATGCCGGGTAAGAAGGACAAGAAACCAAGCATAGAGGACGTCGCCAAGGCAGCAGGCGTCAATTACCTTTACACCCAACGAGTGCTGGCAGGTAACACCGAGATCCCCCAAGCAACGCAAGAGAAGGTCTTCAACGCAGTCAAAGAGCTCGGGTACGTCAAAAGCCATCACCCCAATCAACACTTCAACAACAAGCTGACCCAGGAGAAAGCGGATGCTGTTGTCGCTGGTATCCTGGAGAACAAGTCGCTTGAGAAGATAGCGGAAGATACCGGACTTAGCCCTACGACTGCATTTAAGCTGATCCGAGGGGTTAAGGTCCCAGTCGATTACCCCGAAAACGAGGAGGACTGGCGGAAGGATGTGACGGGTTTTCTGGAGGTTGCGATCTGGAAGGGCACCAAGCGACTGGCCGAATCCTCTATTAACTTGATAGATGATCGTGGCTTACCCGTAGCGGTCGCTGTGCTAACGGATAAACTTGCTGTTATTAAGGGTCAACCCACCTCAATTCACCTAGCTATGACGGCCTCAGTGAACCATCGCGAGCTGATGAAAGACCTGAAAGAGCGCGATGTGACGCCCGTGAACGACGAGCAGACACCAGATCTGGTTTAGGTAGTGGCCCAAAATGTCCTACCCCTACCGCGGCAGCACCATAGAAAACCACGCATTTAGGCCTGTTTCGGGCACTCGTGCCTACAATAGCAGTTATATTCACTTCGCAACGCAAACACGCAGCAAACCCCTGCAAACATTGATCGAAACGCACTTTTGCCCCACTCAGCAGACCCAATGTCCTACCCCGTTACACAGCCCTTATGTGCTGCTCATGTGCAAACGCCAGGTTACCCCGGGGGAGGGGGTCGGGCATTCCGCGGCGACGCTAAAAGTCGACGGGTTCTCTAAAACGAAAAATATTAACAAATGACCCCACCCACCTGCCTGGTTTGCTCCAAGCCATTCGAGATTATCAAGGTCCGCACAGGCCCCAGTCAAAAGCGCTTCTGCACCACCGCTTGCAATGACATCTGGTGGAACGAACAGCCGTTGCACCCTGTCATCCCTCGAGTCGACGCATCGCACCCTCGTGCTGCCGAGTTACGGTTGAAGCGCACCCAGCTTGTGCTCCTCGAGAAGGCCGACCCCTACACCTACGGTTACATCCCGGACCACTGGGAGATCGCCAACACCGAGTATTTGCTCACCCAGGAGCTCCTGATCTCCGGCGGCAACCGGGCTGGCAAAACCCTGTGGGCCGCCCGCCGCGTAGTCCAAACCCTCCTTGAGAAGGAAAACGCCAGCGTCCTCTGCTGTCATACGAGCCATGCCACCAGTGTCACCGTGCAACAGCCCGCAATCTACAACTACCTACCTGTCGCACTCCGGGCCACCAAGAAGGGCCGTATTCACTACCTGAACTACAGCCGCAAGAATGGTTTTACCGACGGCTCATTCATCCTGCCTAATGGCTCTCGGTGCGACTTCCTGAACTACACGCAGAGCGAGAACACGATTGAAGGCCGGGAGGCTGACTTGATCTGGTGTGATGAGCTGGTGCCGCAGAGCTGGGTTGAGACGCTGCGCTATCGGTTGATTACGAGGCGCGGCAAGCTGCTGGTGACCCAGACCCCGTTGGAAGGTGTGGCCTCGGTATACAAGGAGTTCACCGCGGGCTCGCTTGTGAAGCAGTGGGGATCCGGGGAACTATTGGCCGGCAAGCAGGGATTGCCTACGTGGCCTGTGGGCAAGGCGCCTAGGGTCATGGAACAACCTGCGACCAGGAGGAAGACGGTGTTCTTCTATTCGGAGGACAACCCCTACAACCCGTTCGATGAGATGAAGAGCAAGCTGGTGGCCTCGCCTATGGGCCAGGTGTTGACCCGGGCCTATGGGTGGGCCAGTGACAACATTGGCAAGGCTTTCGCCAGGTTCAGGCCGGACATCCATTGTATTGAGCCTGAGGCCGTGCCGCCTGGTGGAACGTTGTACATGGTGTGCGATCCTGCTGGCGCGCGTAATTGGTTCTGCCTGTGGTTGTTGGTCTACGAGGATGGAAAGCGGATTGTGGTGCGGGAGTTCCCAGACTTCGCAAACTATGGCGAGTGGGTGTTGCCTAGTGAGAAGCCCGACGGTAAGTCCGGACCTGCGCAGACATTGGATGCTGGCCGGTCGATCTCGGAGTACCGGAATCTGTTCCGGACAATTGAAGCAGAGCTGGGCTATGGGGAGCCCGTGATGCGCCTGATCGACCCTAAGGCCGGTGGGAGCCCAGCGCTATCGGAGCAGGGCGGGACTACGTTGATCGACCTATTGGCAGAGTCTGAGAACCCGCTAGATGAGCCCATGGCCTTCATACCGGCCCCGGGCGTGCCTGTGGATCAGAGGACGAGTGCGATCAACAGCCTGCTATCCTACGATGCAACGCAGCCTCTGACGCCATTGAACGAGCCCTCGTTGTACATCACAAAGAACTGCAGCAACCTGATCTATGCCTTGTCCGAGCACACAGGCAGGGATGGTCAGAAGGGCGCGAGCAAGGACCCGATTGATTGCATTGGGATGCTGCTGGTATCGAGTCTTGCTTATGTGGGTCACGGGGGCTTTGATTCCCGCGGCGGCGGTGGATACTAAAAGAAACGATCATGCAAGGCGATTCATACAAGCAGGCAACCGATGTGATGGCCCGGGTTGGTTCCGAGCCAAATGTGTCAGCGCTCACCGAGGAGTTGCGTCGGAGCGCTACGGATTACGGTCAGATATCGCGCACTGAGCGTGTTCAGAATACGAGGTTCTGTCAGTGGCCAGGGCAGACTGATGATGGTAAGAAATGGAACGATAGCGGCAGGTCTAAGCCTGCGTTTCCTTGGGACGGCGCCAGTGACACTCGGATCCCGCTGGCTGATGAGGTTGTGAACGGAATGGTGGATCTGTGCTCGACTGCCTTCTGGCGCTCAATGCTCCGCGTCAGCCCCACCAACATCAGCCAGCTTGATCAGGCTGTCACCGCGCACAACCTGATGGATTGGACTGTGAACGCCCGGATGTACAACGATTTGACCCGGGAGGTTGAGTTACTGTCGCAGTACCTCTGGACTTACGGCTGGGCCGGTGTGCATATCACCTGGCAGCAGGAGCTGGGTCAGAAAGAGCAGTATTTGACGATGGACCAGGTGATGGCACTGGCTGCCCAGTCGCCCGAGGGTTCGATCCTGGCCGACTTCCCCAACCTCATTGCAAACCCCGAGGCCGACGATCAGTCCGCGGAGCTGATGATGGCTGCCTTCCCGAACCTCAAGAAGCGCCGAGCACTGAAGGCTGTGCGTGAATTGCGTGACGAGGGCGAGTGCGAGTTCCCGGTTCCCACGATGGTGACCAACAAGCCCATGGTAGCTGCCTTGGCACCCTGGGATGAGCTGGCATTCCCGCCCGAGACCACCGACATCCAGAGTGCCCGGGTAGTTTTCCGTCGGTTCTACATGACCGAGGCGCAGTTGCTGAACAAGGTCGAGACTGAAGAGTGGGATGCCGAGTGGGCGCAGGAGGCCATCAACACGATGGGCCGCTTCTCCAACTACTCGGACTACTCGTATGCCAGCGGCCTGGCCAATAACTCGATTCTGGACCGGGAAAACCTCATTGAAGTGGTCTATGCCTACCAGAAGGCCATTGATGAAGACGGTGTTCCGGGAGTGTTTTACACGGTGTTCAGCCCCCAGGTGGGCGACAAGTGGGGCTACTTCGAGGCTCTGGACTATGCGCATGGGCAGTACCCGTTTGTGGTGTGGCGCAGTGAGCTGATCCACCGTCAGATCACCGAAAGCCGCGGTGTGCCCGAGGTCTGCATGACCTGGCAGGAGGAAGTGAAGGCCCAGCGCGACTCGGTGTTCGATTATACAAGCCTTGCGACGCTCCCGCCCATTGAGGTCCCGAAGACTCGAGGCGGAAACCTGAAGATCGGTCCGGCAATCCAGATTCCGGTGCTGCGCCGCGGTGAGATTGGATTCATGCAACCGCCCGCCCGCGAGCCTGGTGTGGCCTTCCAGCTCATTGCAGCGGTCGAAGCACAGACTGACCGCTACTTTGGGCGCCCGACCGAGAAGGTGCCCCCTGCGATAACCCAGATGCGCCAGCAGAGGTTGATCAACAATTGGCTGCACGGATGGACCGAGGCTTTCCGCCAGGTGCTGACACTGACCGTGCAGTACATGGGGCCTCAGGAGATCCAACGAGTGACGGCGTCGCCTACGGTGCTGCCCGAGAACGTGCAAGACTTCGATGTGATGCTGAAGTTCGACGTCCGGGAGTTGAGCACCGACCTGGTGACCGAAAAATTGAAGGCTATCAGCACCCTGGTGCTGCCTTTGGACACTGCCGGCGTCATCGACCGGGCCAAGCTGATCTCGGTGGCTCTCCGGGCCATTGATCCCAACCTGGCCAGCGAGCTGGTGATGCAGCAGGGTCCTGCCGCGCAGAAGATGTTCAACGAGACCAACGATGAGGTGGCGCTGATGAGTCTCGGCAACCCTCCGCAATTGCGCGAAAACGACCCCACGGCAGCGATGCGCCTGCAATTCACACAACAGGTG